GTCATACAATGCACGGCCAGTTTTAGTCATTGCGTTCAGCAATAAATCACTACGCTGTGCCGATGTTAGGCGGTCAACAGCAGGGATGTTAGACAACACAAGAATAGACGTGAGACTCCCAAGTAGCTTAACTTCATCAGATGTACACCGTACAAGTGAGAGCGTCTTGTTTCCTTTGCGTACTGTAGGAGTCTTGATTATATCAAAGCCAACAGGTGTTCCAAGCTGCTTAGCCTTAATCTGTGCTATTGTAGGTTCAGCACGTACAACGTAGTCGGGCAGTTTGATTACTACTTCGGGCATTAGCTTAGTAATGTCTGGGGAGTATGTAATCAGGATTCTTATAGTTGGTGGTGTAGGTTCTATTGTATTTGTAATCATGCTATCTCTCCCTATTCAATCAAGTCGCGTTCAGCATTACTCAAGCATGTGTAGTACTGCTTAAGGAATCTAAAGCCTGAGTTATTTCCACCAAGAGCTTTTAAGAACTGAAGGAATGTTGTTGCATTGAATGATCCATCATACGCTTTAGAGGCCACTACATAGCTTTCACCAAGTGACTTATTAGCAACGGATAACTGCATGGTGTTTGCCGGCGTGTCGTTGATAGCCGAGGCTGTGTTGTTTGCAGTTAGGATTAGGTTGAGGCAGTCGTTGCAGCTGTAAGATGACGCTAGCAAGATGGGTTTTATTGTCGCCCCATCGTATGTCCTTACCTCTGTTGTATTGGCGGGGAGATACAATATATCCAGATCATTACTTAATGTTACAATAGGGTCGTTAGTCATCGCCCTGTCTCCACTAGCAAAACTAGGAACCCACCCCAAGGCCAGAGTAAACGGCCCTGTTGTGATAATATTAGAGCCTGCTAACAACCACTTGAGAGAGCCTAAGCCTTCTGTGCGGGTGGCTGGTGCTCCAGATGTAACTATCTCACTTGTTGCATAAGGGCTTTCCTCAAGCTGATTTAAAATAAAGTAACAAACTTCTCCCGCAGCTAATCTAAGCTGGAGGACGTTACTTGTGGCAGAAGGAGTAAATCCCTCAATTTTCTGCCTGACATACCCAACCGTATTAAATACAAGCTCAGAAGACCCACTATTGGTTCTTAGTGTGCCTGCACCTCGCACCCAGCAAGACATCGAGTGTAGGTTGGTGTTGCCAACGGCAGCCGTGTTTTGTAGGTATGAAAGCCCAGTGCCTGCACTATTATCAATCTTATATACTGCCGAACAGATACCACCTAACCCCGCTGCGGCTAACTCTGTTGTATCTGTTATGACACCGAATAATACTGTTCCTGCACCACTCGTAGCCACCATATTAGGGGCTGCTGCATTAAATGTTGCAGCGTCAGTCATTGCAATAGTAGCAGGGTCTGCATTAAAGTTAGTACATTTATTAGTAGCAACCCCCTCACTCAACGCGCAGTAGCCACGGTTATAGATGCCTTTTGAAATGAATGCTGCTGTGCCTGAGAGTAGGCAGGATTTAAATGATACATTATCTACTGTGAGTACAGAACTAGGGGAGGCTGTGAATTGTAAATAATTACCGGAGGATACTCCTGTAAAAATCTTGTGGCCTGTTGTACTAAAGCTGTTCGCCGAACCCGTAGCTACTTTAACATAACCTGAGCCAGTAACCTCTAAAACATCAAACTCTGCTACATAGGACTCTCCAACTGGCAAAGTGCCTATAGCAAGGTTATTTGTGTCGGGCCATCCTGTGCTGGTAATACTAAGCGAGTTACTATTCTTCCATGTACTGTGGGTTATGTTCCACTCGCTGATACCGTTATCAAACCCTCCGTCCCCTACCAACTCAGGACTATCCAGAGCAGGCATAACCCCAGCCAACGGCAATGTAGCATCAGACGTACCAGCCTGAACACACTCAAGCCATTGGCCATTAACTTCAATCTCGTCACCGATAGCATAAGCAGTGGATACTTTTAGAGCTGGCTTAGTAACATACTGCTTCTCACCATGAATAACTTTAGATGGGTGGAGTGGTGCGCCTGTGCCTTCTGTTACGATGTTATTTAAGACGGTGTTGCCTGATGTGGTGTCGAAATATTTAACACTTGTTCCAGAGCCAAGGTTAGCCACATACTCAGGGACGTAGTCGGCGGGCATGCCTGTTACGTTTGCTCTCAACGGCCGCCATACATCTAACTCATCCCCCGAGGTATCAGCCCGAAGGATAAAGTATGACCAAGTATTTGTATCAACATCCCTTACTTGAATCCTCTGCCATGACGATGTTATTTTGGTGGTAATATCTATATAAGCAACGCCTGAATGCAGGTACACTAAACCAGTGCCTGAGCGCCTACGAACCCATAGAGAGCTCGAAATATCATCACCTATCGCAACAGTGAAGTTCCGCCTAATGGCAGAACCAACGCCACCAGAAGTAAAAGTCTCTGCAGTGGTTGAACCATCCGGCGCAGTTACGTTGGGTGTGATAGTAGCCCCTGATACCTTGCTCCAGTAAGCATTACTAAAATCCTCTGTATAGCTCAGCAGATTCTCAACCCTACGCCCACGCTGCAAGTGATGCTCTGTTGCACCAAGTGGGACTAGTACGCCGTTGTACTGAGTCATTGTGCGGCCTGTGATGCTGATGGCTTCTGCTACGTTTCCATAAGCGTCAGATAGTGTAAGTAGCGAAGGGTTAAACATAGCAGTCAGAGCCGCTATAGAGTCACCACCTGCTGTGACAAAACCCCTACCTAGGTGATTAAGCTGTCCAAGCTTTGTAAGGAAATTACTCATAGTTAACTAGGCTGTAAAGAAAGGTCGATGCTTACACCAGCAACTGTGGCAAAGATTGCTAAGGCACTACCTTTAGGTACAAATACAAAGTACTCGCCTGGCCCACGAGGCATGTCTGTCGCTGTTGCAGCAGCAGTCGCAAAAGGGCCTACTGCGAATCTAAGTGTCTCTGTCCCTGCAGGGATGAAAAGACGGTACCAGTTATGTTGGGCTGCAGCAGCAGCCATTTTGGCAGAGCCTGCAACTGTGACTACCTGCTCTGTCTGTCCAGATAAAGGGTCCAGGAATGCTTGCACTACTTGTCCTGCGCTGTCTACACCTAATCTACTCATTACCTACTCCTACTTAAGCTACTATTGTTTGTTTCTATAACTAATGTGTTGGCATCATGCCAGTCTAACTATGGAGCAATTTCTTTAACTGCTAAATTGTAGTACTGAGCGTTCATAGAGACACTCTCACCACCAGCTTGAGAAAATAGTCTCCAAAAAAGCTGTGGATTAAGTGTTGCTAACGATGTTGTTACAAAGTTAACAACCAGACTCACGGAGCCTGAATTTTCTACCTGGCCCCACATGAAATTCCCGGCTTGAACTCCAGCTACTGTGTCTGCATATAGTCTGAGTTCAGCGATAGCCCCTACTGATATTACGGCATAAGACGTCAATGTAATCTCGATAGTTGAGCCTATAACTGTTGGTGTTATTGATGTTGCTATGCCACTCGCTTCAAGGATAATAGCGCCTGTAGACTGGCTGAAGCCACTTGTTTGTGGTGCGAAATTTACAGACTGCAGAAGCTTACCAGGGCTAGCTGCCGCTGCGGAAACTGCAGCGGCAGCAGCAGAAGTTGCTGCTGCATTCTCTGAAACAAGTGCGGCAGTTTGAGCAGCAACAGCAGCAATACGAGAGGCTTCGGCGGCAGTTTGAGCAGCAACAGCAGCGACTCTTGCTGTTTCAGCTAGCCCAGCAGACGTGGTACTGTTTGTTTCAGCAGCAACAGCAGCAACTTGGGCGGCAACGGCAGCAACACGAGCAGCTTCAGCGGCAATGGCGCTTGCAGCAGCTGCCGCTGCATCGGCGGCGGCACTTGCACCAGTGACAGCAACTAGGGTGTAGAGTTCTGCTATGTTCGTATTCACCTTAATAAAGGCGTCACGGTGAGTGTCGCCAGCACCATCATTCGGCAGTAGACCAACGTTAATAACTAGTTGAGCCATTCTAATCTCCTTAAGTCTTGATCACATACATCAACGCTACACTACGGGGCCGTGTTTCTACTCCCCCTGTCGAAGTAGAAACAATGGCTTTAACACCATGGGTGTTAGAAAACGCCCCGTAGCCACCCCCAGGTGACATCGCTGTTACATTGTGAGTATGCGTTTTAAAGGCGTCTAGCTGAAATGTACCAAAGCCACGTCCAACATCAATGCCTTTACCATGGTCCCAACCTCGAACAAATTCGCCCCGTAAGTCAGGGACATTGAATGTGGTGGCCCCGTCGCCAGCACCAAAAGTAGCTCCAATCTTAGCAAAAAGTGTGGCATAAGTAGCTCGGCTTACTGCAAGACCGTCGCACTCTAAGTAGCCGGCAGGAACGACTGCAGCAGCAGACATAGTAACGTGGCCTGTAAAGGCAGAAGCTGCTGCTGCGACAGCAAGCTTAAGTGTGTCTAGTTCAGCCAAAGCTAGCTGCAAGTTAGTCTGCGTAATTGTGCCTGCAGGAATAAACGCAATGTCTGCTGCTGTAAGGGCTTTAGACGGGGCGATGTCTTCGCATAGAGCGCCTGTAGTGTACAGGATAACCCTGCTACCCTGTGCAACAAGAACACCAGGAGTAGCTGCATGCTTAACTGTTACTGTAAACGCGCCTGTCGTAGCGTTGTCAATTACGAACATCTGAGCTATTGTGTCAGGTAGCTGGATAGTCAAGTTACTAACTAGGGTACCTGTCAAGTCAAAAGAGGTGTTATCAAACTGGGCAGCCGTTAGTACAATAGTGCCACCAGTTGCAGAAAGGGGCAAGTTGCCTCGAGAAGCCTTAGCAAGGTCTATACTATCGATCTGCTGAACTAGGGAAACCATGTCAGCCGTTGCAGTGTCTCCAGAGTAAGGTATGTGAGTGCCATTCAGTTTCGTAACTACTGTATCCACACCTGCGCGAGATTGGGTTACTGTGCCTTGTCCAAGAAGAAGATCTTCGAATGCCGCAAGTGCTTTTACTAGTTGGTTAACAATAGCCATTAGACGCCAAAGCCTCCGTTGTATTTAGTATGATGTTGATTGCCATTAGACGAAAAGTCTTTCTGGGCATCCTTCTTGGCTTTGATAAGTTCGGCTTGGAAGAACTGTAGTTCTTCGTTGCCTAAAGTGCGATTTTGCACGTCTTTATCATCACGTAACGCCATGCCAGTGACGTAAAACTTTATAGCTAGGTCGTAAGCTTCACTAGTCTCGATATTATCAGTGATAAGTGCTAGTTCTACAGGTAACCGCTGATAGTATAGAGTGAACGTATCGGATATAAATTGAGTGACTCCAGAGATAAAGCCAAAAGGGTCTGATAACATATCGTAAGTGCTATCTAGGCCACCTGCAACAGTGATGCCATATAGTTGGTTAAGTACAGCTACTTCAGCAGCTGTGTTAGCTACTGTGACCGGCATAGGGTATACACGAGCTTCACCTTGCTCATGGTGATTAAATACAAGTGCTTGCATTGGGCTGCCTGTAGCAAGCTCCCAATTCAGGCCGTAGAGTTTATCCGCTTGTTCATAAGAGAGCATCAGGATAGGTTGATTTGCTTCATTCAGTACACGAGTTGCTTGCTGAATATCAGGTGGAAGTGCATGGGTAGAATGGTTTAAAAAGAGGGGTACATCAGAAACGCTGCGTAGGGTATTTGCATGCAGAGCTATGAGCCTTTGTGCGTCACTGGCCAAGCGAATAAGTCTATCGTCAGTGAAACGTTCTTTAAGTGGATCAGCTAGAGTATCGCGAGCTTTAATTAAAATCTTGCTCAAGCGATCGGTGCCTCCAAGACCAACAAAACGTTGATCGATCAGCACCTGGGTTGCATCAGCAGTTAAAGCGGCAGAACTTGCTAGAAAGGGCTGTACTTGCTTTACCATGATACCTCACTCTATAAAATTGGAGGTTAGGGCCCTATTACTAGGGCCCCTTCCAGTTGGCTATTAGCCTACGTATTCACCAGTTACTACATCAAGTTCGATGTATTCGATAAGGACTTCACAAACGAGGTCCCCAGCGGCTGGAGGTACGGTACCAGGCGCTACAGTTACAATACCACCCGTGGCAAAGTAGCCAGGAGTAGCAGTAGCTTTTAGACCTGTGGTTGCAACTGCCACATTAGTCGCGATAGAGGTAGCCCCTACTTTAACAGTAATGTTAGACGTTGCGGTTGTAGACGCAGTTGTAACAATAGTTTTCACTGCTGTTACAGCAATACGCTGTGGAAGGTTAGCTACAATAGCGTTACCTACAGATACAAGGTCAGCTTCTAAAATGTCAAACTTAGCAATGCTGATCTTGCGTTTCTGATTGTTTAAGCCAGTGCGAATAATATCAGTCATTAGTCGCCTCCTATACCAGTTTAATGTCTAGGGCAATAACGCCGTAGTCAAGGTTAGCACGTTTAGCAGCCACATAATCTGTGTTGCCTTCAGTGAGCAAGTTGACTTTCTTAGAGTCCATCCAGAACTCAACAGCTGACTCTGATTTAATGCCAAAGTCCTGAGACTCTTGGAATTTATAATCAGGCTGTTTACCGAAAGCCATCTGAGCGGCGCCTGCACCCAAGATCAAGTTACGTGAGTATACAGCATTTGCATACGCAGCTTCACCAGACCAAGCAGCGTTAGCTAAATCGTACTGGCGCATACCAGCGATTTCAACTTCAGTACCATCAAGAGTGTTAGCAGTAGTTGCACCAAAGAAAGCTTCAGCTTCAACCAATACCAATTGACCGATCTGACCAAGCACACCCTGGAAAACACGGTTGGCATCGCCACGCATGTCTGCAGTCTGAGCTAAGGTCATGATACCACCAGCAGCAACATTGCCTTTGATATTAGCAGCAGTGAATGGGTCAATAATCATAACCCAGACAGAACGGCCGTTTTCAAGGCGATAAGGCTCAAGTGGAGCGCGCTGGGTAGCAGGAGTAACAGAACCGAATGTGCCAGTCTGGTAACCAACGCCAGTGCGCAAGATTTTTTCGATGTTTACCAAGTCAGAGTAAGACAGAGCTGTTGCCGAAGCATCGATCTGAATAGAATGAGTTGGAGCAACACCATCTTTAAAGCCTTGAAGCGTGTCAAAGACAGCCTGGTCTTTAAAGCGAATGAAGAGGTCAGACAGTTTAGAGCGTGAATCTTCATGCTGAGAGATAGACAAGTCGCCAATGTTAACAGCGTCGAATTTATCACCATTATCCACAACCAAACGATAACGTTCAACAGTAAGTTTGTCAGAGAATTTCTTCTTCTGTTCGCCTTTACCGTAGGCAACGTTTTTGCCTTTGATTGCTTTACCAGAAAGGTTGCCGTCGAAGTCAAACACAACAGTGTGACCTTCAGCAGCGTTTTCATTGTTGCTCTGGAAAACAACAGAGTTTTTAGTCATACCTGTATACGCAGACCAGAATGACGTTGAAGCGCGCTGAATCAGCCCTTCTCGCATCCATTTCTTACGTTCGAGGTCCGACCCAATAGGGACTACACCAGTAACCATTGGAATCTCCTTTTAAAATACTGTATCATTGTAATCCACAATTTCTTGCAGAGCCGAAGCTTCTGCAGTAGGTGTTGAATTACCGCCTAGCTCGCCCAAGTTGAGCACAGCTTCAGCAGGTTTGCCACCAATTTTCTTAGGGGCAACCATAAAGTCGTGAGACTCTTGTAGAAACTCTTCATACGATATTTTACCGTCTGTGAGTCTTTTAACAATCCGTGGTGGAATGTCATTTGCCAATGCATCGTCAGTAACCGGCGCATCGGAATGCGTTGCGTTAAACTGGCGAAGCACGTCTGCTCGACGTTCGAGTTCAGCCTCCTGGGAAACAGAAGATCGGTCTTCGTCAAGCTGTGAACGGAGCGTCGTTGATGCTTCCGATTCAAGTTGGTTCATCTGTGCACGCCAGGCATCCGGATCATCAAACTTAAGTTGATCGAGCTCCGCTTGTTTGTCTGGTGCAAGAGTGACCCGAACTTGTTCGGCAACTCGCTGTTCAAGCTTAGTACGTAGTCCTGCTTCTGTTTTCAGTTCAGCGCGACTTCGTCCAAGAGCACTCTCGGTGTCACGCCGGCGTTTCTCTAAGCCTGCGGCATAAAGTACGTTAGCGGAAGCTTTGACAGTGTCTGGAATCTGGAATGTACCATCATCCTTCTTTGTCATCTGTCCTACTACTGAAGTTACTTGTTGTTCAAACGTTGGTTCAGTAGCAACAGCAGCGTTTCCGCCTGAGTTACTCTGAGCCGCAGCATTACCTGGGTTGCTCATCGCATTCTCCTAAGCATACACCAAGGTGAGGCATAGTGTTTAACCGTACATCAC